ATTCTTGCGCGGGTACTGACGCTGCGCCTGCCCGTCCATCTTGGTGAGGGAGGTCGGCTTGTAGTCGTGCTTGACGACCCACACGGCGACATCAGGGTTGTTGTATTCGAGGAGCGGCTTCAGGTCTTTGCGAACAAGGAAGTCGCAGTCCATGAACAACGCCCGACCCTTGAAGTTCATCAGGGCGGGGACGAGGAACCGCGAGAACGAAAACTCCGTAGATGAGAACGGGTCGGGGTCGCGCCAATACAGCCCCATCTCCCGCAGGTCATCCAGTCGGAGCGCCACCACCTCGGCGTCCGTGTGCGCCAGAATCGACGCACGACAGACCTCGTAGGCGATGTCCTCGCGGCTGTCATAGCCGATGAAGATTTTGAGTTTCAAAACGGCAAATCCTCGTCGTCGTTGAACTTCTCGGGGTTCTTCTCGGCCATCGTCTTGGGGCGCGCGGCCTGCTTCGGCTCGAACTTCAGCGACATGAAGGCATCGCCCGTCTTTTGGCTGCGCTTAATCCACGCGCTGATGTTGAGGTCGATGTTGTCGATGACGGCAGAACCACGGTAGTTAGGCGCTTTTTCGTTGCCCTTCTGGTCGTTCTTGAACAGAACGCCACGGTTATTGTTGTCGTACTGCTTGTTCACAGGGTCACCTTTTCCAGTTTGTTGAGTTTGTCGTCCAACTCGCGCAGGAAGGCGGTCACCTCCTGCTCAAGCATCTTGATGTAATCGTCATCACGCGGGACGCGCACGACCAGCAGTTGCAGGCGCTCGGGCAGGCGCACGTCGTAGGATACGAAATCGCACCACGGCTTACCGGCACACGCCATCTGCCATTGCATCTGCGTCACATACTTCTGCGGCGGTTTGCCGTCGAAGATGTATTCCAGATGGGTCGCGGTGTTCGGGCATTTGATTTCCACCAGCCCATCCTCGGCCAACCCATCAGGGCTGGCACCAGACATCGCAACGGTCGGGTGGTCGATGAAGCCGACATCCTCGACCAGTATCCCGGTCTTGGCGGCGTAGGCGGCTTTGGCGTTCGGCTCCTGCTCCGTCCCCCATTCCATCGCGGCGTTGGTGAACGAGGATGCCTTCTGACCCGTCAGGCGCTCGACCACAAGGTCAGCCATGTAGTTAGCGCGACCTGCGCCATAGCCGGTCTTGGTCTTGGCGATGACATCAGCCACACGCGAGGCTGTGACCTTGCCAAGCCTTGCCGCAAACCAATCGTCTGTACGCTGTTCCATTAGGCTAGTTCCTTCTTGCGTGCGCTAAACGCATCCATGTGCGCTGCGCGGATGGCGGGGTCAAGTGATTTGAAGAGGGCGACGAGCGCAGCAGCGTCAGCCGCCGACGCAATCTGCGCCAGCACCTCGGGGTTGGGTTCGGCCTTTTCCGACTCGGGCAAGTCCTCACCCGCGTAGATGTAAAGGCCGAGGCCGTGCATCGCAATCGCCTTTGCCAAGCACCGCATGATGGCGGTGTTCACGGCGAACGCGTCGGGGTCGACGATGGCTCTGTTTCTGTTATCCATGACGGGCAGGATGCAGGTCTTGATGTCGCCCTTGATTTCGACGCTGACCTTGACCATCGCCGTGCCGTTACGCAGGCACATGACCGGGCTGTTGTCCCACTCGTGCGCCGTCCAACGCGCGCCGGGGTCAATCTTCAGCACCTCGGCCCACGCCCATGCCCATGACAGGTAGGTGAGGTTGCCCTTACGCTCGGTGTGGCCGTTGACGTTAATTTTCAGAAGTTCCGACATTTCTTGCTCTCCTCAATCATCTGTTTGAGTTCGCGCCGAAGTTCGTTGTGGCGGTCGATGTCTGCCTGCGTCCAAGTAAGGATGACCGGCTCGGTGTAGTACCGGCGTTCCTCACACTCGCGTTGCTGTTGCCAGTCGTCCATCAGAAAGTCCTCACAGCAAGCCACGCGAGAGCAAAAAACATGACGAACGAGAACAGGTACAGGCCAATGGTTTTCATTCGGTCACCTTTATTAGTAAATGCGCCAGCGATTGCTCGACCGTGGCGTATTCCTCGGCGCAAAGCGCCAGCCGCCAAAACATATATGCGTCAACCGTGTCGTCTGCAATTTCCTGCACCAGCGCACAGTCGGCAGGGCTGCGGGTCTGAACCATCCGCGCCCATGCGGCACGGAGGGTCTTGTCGGTGATGCGGCACTCAAGGCCAGCAAGTTCTTCCCAGATGTTCACAGGCTTTCCTCCCACGACCGTTGGCGGTCGAGTCGGTCTTCTGCGGCCCACTCGCGGCTCACCTCGTCGGCGTGTTTTTCAAACTCGTCAGCAAGTTTGTCATCCCACACTTCAACGGGGGACGGCAGGTTGTGCCATGTGCCATCATTGAGGGCGATAGAGACGATGCGCTGGTCGTGGCATTCGCCTTCCGATACACCGGCCTCGACCATGCAGGTCAAGCCGTCAGCGAAGTTGTATTCAAGAATGTAGGTGGACATATCTGTTGCTCCTGTCTGTGGAATGGTCAAACGGCTTCGCTGTCTACGCTCGTCAAGGTTTCCGCATACCATGCGGTCGCAGTCTTTACGAAGTCTGCTTTGCCGTACTGACGAATTTCGGCCTTGACACAATGCCGCACGGCGTTTTCGACGGTGTTGTTGAGCGGTGAAACGCGGCTGTGACGCAAGTCCGACATACGCTCGTTAACCTTGTCAGCGAAATGCCGACCGTGGCGGCTGTCGAGCCACACCACGATGGCCTCGGGATTGCAGCGCGTGGCGTTGTAGAACTCGCTGATGGCAGCGGCCCACGCCCGACGCTTGTTGGTGCGGATGGTTCCGTAGAACCCGAACTTGGCGTTCTGCGTGGCGGGGAGAGAAATCGTGATGGTCGCGGTCATGTCGTTACTCCTGTCTGTGGATTGATTCGACACGTATAGGTTAACACAAGTTTACCCCCTGTCAACACCCCCCTTGAATTATTTTTCACCCTCGTTAACCTCCCCGGTATGGACATCCAAGCCGCCCTTGCCGTTGCAGGCTCCAAAGCCGCCCTCGCCCGTAAACTCGGGGTTAGCCGTCCGGCTGTTAGCAGGTGGGTCAAGGCAGGCAAACTGCCTGCTATGCGGGTCTGGCAATGGAAGGCTCTGGAAGCCTTGCCCCCGCAGATTGCAGCCGATTCTACGGCCACCCCGCTACCTACCCCTGCCCTGCATCACGAGCCGCTGTAATCGCGCCCACGGCGTTCTGTGGGAAAAAATCCCACGGTGTTTTTTCCCATTTGCGGCTTCTGCGGCTTTTTCCTGAAAGCACCGTTAGCGCGTGCGCGCGCGTATACGGGGGGACTAGGTAAAAGACGCAAAAGACGCAGAAGCCCCCAGAAACGACAAACCCCCGCACTTGGCGGGGGCTTGACGGGCCGGGGGGAATGGCCTTACGCTTGAGATGCTGTTCTCGCGTGATGGTTAATTTACATGGCTGTTCTAGCCCTGTCAAACACCCCACCACGCGACCCCTTGATACGGGCATCTGTCACCGGCGGGGTGGGTGCAATCCCCACATGATGTTCAATCATCGACCAGACACCGGAAACCACGGTCTGGCGGGTCTAACAACCGCGTCCATACGGGCATAGGTTGGACTCTCTTGGCTCCCAATGTTCTTGGGGGTTAGGGGGGTCCTTTCCCGGTCCTCCGAGCATGGGTGTTAAGAAACAATCCTACAGAGATAAATCCTAAATCTTAAAAGCCTGAACTAAAGTTGTTGCATTAACCTCCGTGAATAGATACGCTTGTCCTGTCTAACCACAGAGAGGTTTTTATGCACGAACTAGACGAAGCCGCATGGGAACGCTGGGTCGCCTACCGCAAGGCGATTCGCAAGCCCATTAAGGAAGCATCCGAACACGCGATGAAACTCAAACTCGCGCGCTTCGGTGCTGACCAAGATGCGGTGGTGAGCCAGAGCATCGCCAACCAGTATCAAGGTTTGTTTGAACTGAAGGACAAGAAGAAGCCCGACCGCCCGACCAAAAGCCCGGAGCAGAAGGCGCAGGACGATGCGCTTTTCGTGCAGGCGCAGGAACGCTCTGCGAGGGCGTGGGACAAACTGGAACCCTCCCCGCTGAACCGCCTGAAACTCTGTGACGCGCTTTGGGCGCGCTACACCTTCATGGAGGACAGCGAGGACGCGCGCGACAAGATGGAGTGGCTGCGCGGCGTCATTGCGATGCACTTGCGAGAGGCCGAGCCGACCGAGGTGCTTGCCGACCCGCATCTTCGGACGATGGTGTTCTGTCTGTTTGGCCCGCGAGGTATCTCGCGCTTGAAGGAAAGGGAGGTGAAGCCATGAGCATCAACGACGGCGGCCCGGCGTTTCCGACCGCGCCCGTACCGACTTGGCTAGACCAGAAGCGCGAGATGTGGGCGCTGCGCGACTGGTTCGCTACCCACGCGACCGACGCTGACATCGCGGCGATTCAGAACCCGCCGCACGGGGCGCAGAACATTTCGCGGTATGAGGCGCGGTACATCCACGCCGACGCCATGCTGCGGGCGCGGGAGGTGAAGCCGTGAGCGACATCACCCTGCCCCGCGCTGTGGTCTGGAGATTACACGCGGCGTTCAGAGACGCGGACAAAACGATTAGGCCAAGCGGCGAGAAATCGGATTACAGCGCCGAAATCGCCGCCCTCGACGCCGCGCTCGCGGAGCCGGACGCCATCGCCCGAGCGGTCGAGTTCTT